CGTTATCACCAGGCTCTAGAAATGTCTCCGTATTAAGATCCAACTCGCTGATTTTCCTAAAGTCAGGGACTCCTATTCCTCCATCGGCATATGTTGCATAATACATACCGTATAGAAGACTCTTATTCAACATAAACATTCTATCAAATCCACCACTCTTCTGGCTATCTTCGAATAATACTACTGTTGCATTAGAACCTATCTCTCCAACGGTCGGCATTGGCCGACCGTCCTGCTTTCTAAAATTCTGAGTCATCCCGATTACAAAGAAATCATCTGGACTTGTACTACCGGCCTTTCCTGCACAGATCACAATATCGTGTGCTCCGACAAAATTGACCGCTTTCAGATCCTTATCTATATGACTGTCTCTGTTATCCCTAAATTCGTCAACTTTATTTTGGTTCATAATTATCTCCCACTAAACGTAAATTATTACATTTGCTCTGTTATGTGGAGAGTAGTAATCTACACTTGTCTTAATATCTGATTGATCAGGATTTGTTGCATTTTGTACAACACTAAGCACCTTAAGCTCTGAGAATATTCTCTCGTCAGTCACAAACTTTCTTCTAATGCCTGATATAGCAGAATTAAGCTTATTTAGCGTCCCAGCTGTTACCGGAGAGTTAGGATCACTTGAAAGTCTATTAATCTTACCCTTCGCGATAAACGGCTTCAATGTTGCTCTTATTTCGGCAGCACATAAATGAGTTGCTATAACCAGATCCTCTTCCCTCTTCTCTAATGTGTCTGGATCAGTAGTTGTCTGATGATAGATTATAGGCACAGAGCTTACATTCTCTTGCCATATAATCTGCCATCCGGAGCTCTTCATATTCTCAATCTGATCACCACTAAAATATTCCACACTAGGAACAGATGTGATTGCTGATGGTGTATCATTAGTTGTACTATATCCAGGATCAAGCTGTGCTCTAAATCCAGCTACTAACGCTGCTACTGCAGAACCGGGAAGAATGTCCAAGCCCATAAAGGCATAAGCTGGAAGCATTGTAACAAGTTCACTATCAAATGTATCGCCTGGTAGTCCTCGCATAGCATCATAGTCATCATCTGCATCGCATCCAGTACAGTCTACGAAATTTGTACCTTCAGCTATCTCACTAAGATCAGCTCCACCATAAGCAGCAGCAGATGCATCTACATAACCATATCCCAAGTTAACCAAAGGCATGCTACACCATAAGTGACCTTCATTTCTTGCCTCAACAGCAGTACGTGCTATTACTGCAGCCTTATACAAGGCTAGAACAGCTAATACAGCCGCTCTATCAGTAACATCATCAAACCTATACGTTGGAACTAGGTGATATGCTTTGTATTTTGATATTGCATTAATCGCGATAGAAACCTGCGCTGTGCTTACCGCATTAGAAGCTCCATAGGCTGGAGTGTCAACATCAACATCCATAGCGTATATAGAGAACTTGCTCTGAGAGGCTATAAAGAAACATGCTGCATCAAATGCTAAGTGACTTAGTGGATTAACCACTGAATTAGCACCGAACAGATCAATCAAATCTCCCATAGTGGTTATTGTATGTTTACCCTGGACACTAGCCCTATTAGCAATTATTGACATTCTAATCTTTGGAGATCTCTTAGGATAAACAGTAGGAGTACCCTTAACTATACCACTATAGTCATGATAAAATTCCCATGTATCAAGTACTGTAGCTGTTGCGAAATATGCACTGTCTAGATCTTCTTTACAAATTACGGTTAACTCATAAGTAGCTTTATCAATTGAAGAGATATAAGCTGTAGCGATTTGACCAACCGTACCAGATGTTGTTGGTAGTTTAGCTTCGTCATGATAGAATAAGCAACCAGTAAGCGTATCACCACCCGAGTCAGGAACAGCAGCACCGTAATAGAATAAGTAAGCTTCCCCACCAAGGTTATATTCTGCCCATCCGCCATCTGTGTTAAATCCTGCAGCATCATCTACATCTAATGTATATCCATCACCAACCGCGGTTACGAGTGTAATGGCCACAGCAGTTTCTGAACCTTGAACAATTAAGATATCTCCCTTTTCAAACTCTTCGATGTTATCTTCAATATCGGAATCTGTTCCTTCATCAGATATAGTATAAACATCTCCACCAACCGCTACCACATTAATGTCACCTGAATGAGCAAATTTCTTTGCAAGTAACTGGTCTATCCCTACAGTTGCAAGGTGCTTACTAGCTACAACACCATTATAATCTGCAGCACTCGAAATAGCTAATGGAAGCTTACAGTTAGGAGCAACACCGGTTGCAGTATCATCTGCTGACGCCATTGATAACTGATTCCCACCATCAGGATCTTCTACAAAAAATTCAACATCAACAACATTAACAATTTGATCATCTACCAACGGCTTCAATATTTGGCTTATGTCATAGCCTACACCGCCAGCAGCGACATTAACAAGTAAATTTAATCCAGGATCACCAATAACACATAGCTTCCTTTCTTTTTCTGTTCTCAGAGGTGGGCCTATAATCAATCCCTCCTGAGTTACCTCTTTACCAATAACTGTTTCGTTCTGGTAAACTATCTGAGTAAATACTCCGCTTCTCATCTTGTACACTCCTTTATCGAATTTTATTGCACTTCTTCTCTTATTTTATCGACAACTGCTGCTACCCTAACGGTAAATGTCACCCTAGTTACATGCAGCCCCGCCTTTCCAAAACGCCTGATTACAGTAGGCGCAATAGTGGCGTTATCGAATACCTTTAAAACTCTGATTTTTTCTTGTGATGGAGAATGTATTCCGGTTTGCATCTTGTCAACTAATATCTCGGCTATAGTCCTACTTTCTTCATCAAGGCTTGATATACAGTCTGCGTATACCTCTATATCCTTAGTATTCTGGAATGTTTTCTTCCTTTCCCAAAAATCATAAGAGATCAGCCCATTACTTTGATCAGTTATTACGTTTTCGCGACCAAGTTTTACTATAATTACAGGAGGTCCTGTATTTTCTCCATAAGCAGCAGCAAATCCAACGCCATTATACCCTTTATCAAGATGATTCATCTGGGCTTTTAGCCACTCTATCATTGTTATCTTCAATGCTACTGATCTAATTGGTAAATTGGTGTTACTCACCTTCCACCTCCAGGTTCATCGCTGGATGACTTATCGCCACCTTTCTCATGGTAAAATCTTGTTTTACCATAAACTTCTTATTATTGGGCAACGCAGTCAATTCAGATACCTGGGGAGGGCTATCTATAATATATCGATCTGCGGAAGACTTAATAATAATATCTCCCTCGCTTAAGACCGGATAGTTAATCGTCCACCCAGCGACTATTTCTTCATTCGTTGCTAATCCGTCTGAATAGTCAACAGAACGGTTAGAGTTCCCGAAAGCTACATAAATACCTATTGGTCCTTTATAGCCATTGCCGAGACGTCCTGATCCATCACATGTATTACAAAGCGACTGAACTCTCTTTTGTAGCTCCGTACTATAACACTCAGGACAAAATTTATCGTTATCAATTGCAATATACACGTCTACTTGGGTACCGGCAAGACCTTCCTTTAGTGCATAGCTGAATTCATCTACCACATTGTATAGATAATTATCACCGGTCTGGTCTAATGTTACTGTTTGAAGAACAGTGTCCCCATTTCTTAAGCGATATCTGATCCCATCATTCCTTAAAAACAACTCACTACTATCCAAGAAGAATGTTGCAGATCCAGTATACAATAAATCCCATGGGGCACCGGGGGATATCTCTCGTTCTATGATTATATTCTTATCAGCCAAATTCTCATTATCCCAATATATATATGCAGTTTTAAGGGCAATCCTTTTGGCGATCAATGTTATCTTTTTCAATGCCCCCATCCCCCTTCTAAGTTAGCACCATATTTAAGAGATTGCAGGCTACTATCAAACTCAGCAGCTATTTCTTGTACCATATTCATAAGGATCGTTAGATTTGCTTCTCTATTGATCTGCATTCCACCTTCTGCTATTACTATATAGTTGCTAGCCTTAAGAATATTTTCGCTGCCCATAAGCTTTGATGCCACGCCTAATACTATTAACCTATCCTGTACATCTTCCAACGCATAAGATGAATTAGGTATGTATTTATAGTTTATATCCAAAAGAGCTAAGTCTATAGCTGAATCAAAGTCTTGTGGTGTATATCTTAATTTATACCCTGCTAACCGATTCAGGGTAGCCCTGTCCTTTAACATTCCCCTAACTAATTGTTCTAACTTTTGTCTGGTCATTATTATCTCCTAACAAAAAAGGGCTGACAAGGTTCCCCACCACTGTCAGCCCTTTCAATATTACTACCCTTATTTAGGGCTATTTATTTTAGCAATCGCTGCTACAAGAAATTCTGCTTTTTTCTTCATAGTCATTTTATTATAGCCTGGCATCTTGATCTTATGCTTGGCCTTAAAGTCTCTGATCGTGTTAAGCCCGCCTTCTACAAAGTATTCTACTGTATATTTTGACGAGTCTATCAGCTCTTTACCAGCTTTTGCGCCTGTGCCTTTTTCTGCTACTTTCTCATCTTCTGGGTTCGTAACTTCTTTCTCAGTCTCAGTTACGCCATCATTAGTGTCTGGTTCTTCACCTGTGACTTCTTCTGTGACTTTCTCATCATCTTTGGGATATAAGCCTTCAACTAATTGCTGAATACCTTCCTGCTCTGCTTCTTTTGGATATAGTGCTATAATCTTCTCGAAAAGGTCAACAGCTTCAACTATTTTCTCAGCTTCGTTTAGCTCTTTTGCTTCCGCATACATCTCTTCAAATGTTGGGTCTATAGATGAAATAGAAGTAAGCAACTCTTCTAATTTATCTTCTAAGGCGTATTCAGGACATTCTTCAATGAGTTTTTCTAAGAGGAGAATTGCTTCATTGATCTCATCTTTATCAATATGAAGCTTAACATCAATATAAAGACCCTTATATGCCTCGTATCTAATCTTAAGTTCTAACTCTTCAATCAGATTAGAGAGTTCTAATTTTACTGATAATTTTGGATACTGTTCGACCGCTTTCTTGAGGATTTCAATTGCATCACTATATTGTAATTCCCCTATAAGAGCATTTGCTTCATTTACCATTTTGTCGAATTCTTCAGTAATACTCGGTTTATCGTCCTTAGTGATCTCAATCTTTTTCTCTTCACCAACTATCTTAGCAAACAGTCTGACCTTTTTATCCCATTTGCCTGGTTCTTCATCTAGACTAACTAGTCCTACCGATTCTAATTGATCATATGTTTGCTGGTCAATCACGCGAGATGCGCCGAATGGCAATCTTGATACAAAGCCACTGCCCATATCTTTTACTCTTACACTAGCTCTTCTTCTGAATCTTGGATGTTGTGCGGAAATGTTTTTTACCTTATAAATATTCATCTTAAAGTCTCCCTTTAACAAAAAAGCATAGGCGAGGCACGAAGCCCCGCCAATACATTAAAAATATCCGTTATTGGACCTGTACTCTCAATCTCACTACACCTCTAGAATCTCCAAATCCTAGACCGGCATATCTCCAGCTACTCCATTCGAAAACGTCCTCATCCCATCTGGACCAAACATTATCTTTACCAACTCTGATTACCTTACCAAGGAATGCAGGATCTACAAAACAGTAAATGTAGTAATACTTATTGGTTCCCGCAGAATCAGTATCGGTGCTCATAAAGTAATAATCATCGTCTCTGTTCAACCCTTCTTTTACAGTAGTGATAACAGGAAGACTAAACAAAGTCTTAATCTTATGACCACCATAAAGTCTTTCACCAGCATCAGCACCAAAGTTTGTACCTTCTTCAGTAAGGATGTAGTTCCAGCAAGAGTTTGACATCAAGAATGTTTGTGGAATTAATTCTTGTTCTGATATCATGTTCATAAGAGCGATGATATCTTTCTTATCTGCACCAGTGATCCAATCTGCATTAACATAATGAGCACCGGAAGACCAGCTTCCATACTCAACAGCAGTCTTGACACCAGCCATAAACAATCCATCCTGCATGCGGATGATCTTGTTTGCAGAGTTTTGCTTAATCATGTTCATTAAGCGTGGAGCAGCCATCAATTCGATCTGTGGCTTTCTAACTTTCTCTGACTTCAATTTACCAACGCTGATTGTATATTTGTTGCTTGTCACGAAGGTAGCTTTAGTTCCGGCCCTGAAAGATGTCTCCAGAGCTACTGCATCGATCTCAACGTCTTCCATGTAGTAGAACTCGTCAGTTGTTTTTTCACGTTGAACATTAGGGTGATTAATATCAGCATTAATTACCGGTAATATCTGCTCAACAATTGATCCTTCACGCACGATGGTTCGGATAATATCTTCACCATATGTATCGTATGCTAACTTAAAACTAACCAAATCATCCGATGCTAGATGTGAAACCATCTCATCAGCTAATTTACCTAATTCCGCTTGCTTCAAAAATTCATTCTTATCCATGATCTCCCCCTACCTATATTGGCTTAGGCACAATGTATCCTGCGCCAACCGTTGATATTTTGTATGTAAGACCACTTGATGCGTCAAAGTCTTCCATTGCTATTGCCACACAGGTACGATGATCTGAAGCACTCGTTAATGTAATAAACTTACCGTCTGCATTAAGAGTTAAACGATCACCCTCAGAACCAGTGCTTGAAAATTTAGCTGCTGGTAAATTACTTACCTCAAAAGGAGCTGTAAAATGTATAATTGCTCCCTTACCCCATGTTACTGCTGTTGGTGGATCTGCTGTCTCACCAGGTGCAGAACGTGCAGCACCTAAAGGAATATCAAGGCTATTACTTGGTGCAACAGCCATTCCAACCTGTCCCAAGTTTAATGCCTCATCTAACGCTAAACTAGCTGCTGGTAACCAGCCAGTTGATCCATACATTAAAACATCTCCGACAGCAATAGTCTCGCCAGACTTATAATCAACGGCAATATTATCGCCCATGTTCGAGTATATCTTTACTTCTTCCATAATTATCTCCCTTACCTATTTTTGTTGTGAAAATACTGCGATCTGTTTTTCCAGGTGCGCTGTCTTGCTTACTGGAGGTTTTGGTTCTTCATCATCTGTTGCAACTTTTGCAATCTTCGTAGAGTCGCTAATTAATTTTCCGTCACCATGATCTCCACCATTCATTTCAGAAACTACCTGTGCTATCTTTTCAGTACTAAGGTTCATATCCATTAAGCTAGCAACTTTAGATGCTTTCTTATCTTGAGTAATCATTCCTTTATCTATGGCCTTTTGTACCAATAATTCTATTTCTGCTTTCTTCTTTAATCCTGCAAGTTCTTCTTGCGAATCATTATATTTTCCAGTGATTTCTTCTACCGTTCCTTCCAACTCAGCAATCTTTGTCTTCTGAGATGCAGACTCCTCACCAGCTAACTTTAATTGATCAGCCGCTTCAGATACGTTTTGCTTCAATTCCTTAAATTCTTCCTGACCTATTTTGACGTATTTCATTGCTGACCTCCAGCTTGCTCCTGCTCTAATCTATTTAATAGGGGAGTTTAGCCACAGCGTTTCCACCTAGCTGGTATCCCTGAGCAAATATTCTTGGATCTTCTTTCTTATCTTTGTGGCGTTCAATACCCATACCTGCAGCAAATCCGCCACCCGCAACGGCAGTGGCACCTGTTCCTACTATTATTTTCTGCAATGTTGGACTCAGATCAGCTAGAGCTTTTAACCCAAAAACTAGCTTTTTTCTCAATATTATCCTCTTTGAGAGGGACATCTTCACCAATAAATAATGCAGCCACCTTGTCGATTGCATCTTTTATTGATATCCCAATTGGTTGGTCACCATCTTTAATCTTTGCTTCTGGTTCTGGTGGTTCTACTGGTTCCTTGGGAGGATTGCCAGGATCACCGGTATCTACAGGATTATCCGCTTGAAGCTCAGTTTCCTTTACGTCTTGATCAACGGGAGGGGCTTCTTCTTTGGTCGTAACCGGCTCCGCTGGTTCCTTAATCTCAACTGACGCATCAGAAGGCTGTGGACCTTCTGCTGTTTTTTCAGGTTCTTCGGAAGGAGTTTCTGCTGGTTTCGCAGGCTCATCTTTTTTAGTTTCATCTTTTTTAGGTTCTTCCTTAGGCTCTTCCTTTGGTTCTTTTTCAGGCTCTTCCTCAGCTCCTTTCTCAGCTGCTGCTAATTCTTTTTCAGGATCGACTGGTGCTGGGTCTGCCGAAGGATTCTCTTCACTTTTAGCTGGGGCATCAGGTGCTGGCACCTTTGTCTCAACTGGCTCTGCTGGCTCCTCTATCTTTACAGATGTATCATCGATTACAGGTGTCTCAGTCTCTGACACCTTATCCATAGCTATTTTCAATTTATCTGCGAAAGCTCCAGGATTTAATTCTACCTTTACTTTTTCCTTTTGCTCATCTTCTGCTACTTTTTCGATAATTTCATCTACCTCGATAAGGAGATCTTTCATAATATCCTTATGTGTAGCTATCTTATCCATAGTATCCCCCCTATACCTGTGGTGCTGTTGGGATTTCTTTATTCTCTTCTACTGGTGCTGGTGCAATTTCAGGTAACGGCGCATTTGGTCCGGGTCCGCCTACTGGTGGTGCACCTTCATCAACTGGGGGTGCGCCTTCATCAACTGGTGGTGCTTCTTCCATTGGAGGTCCACCCTCTCCGCCTGCTGCTTCTTGCATTACTTCTTGAGCAACCTGTGCAGTAACCTGTTCGATAGTTTCTACAACTTGCTGGAATTCCTCTGGACTGTTTTGAGCCATCTCTTCTAGCTTGGCTTCGCCACCAACTGCTTCCACAATTACCGGAGCAACACCTTTCGCAATCTCTTGCATCATTTCATCTTCTTCTTGAGGATTTTCGCCAGAAGCCATGCCGACTTCTTCTGCTAAAGCCTCTGCAAATTTATCACCAGATAGTTTGGATAAACGTTCAACTACTTTCTTATCCTCTGCTACCTTTGCAATCACGGCAAATGTAGTGGTATATATTTGATCTGCGGCTTCTTTTATGCTGTTCTTAAGTCCCATCTCATATCCCATTGCCATACCCTGCCCAACCATCTGAGCATTCTTTACCAGTACCATATCTTCTTCAGAAACTTTTTCAATGATTGACGCAACCTTTACTGACATAGTATCATTTTCCTCGTATTCCTTCAACATATTGACCGTTACATCATGCCCAATCTTTTGAAGAGCTTCTTTTGCTTGCTTTTCCATATATCCTCCAGTTAATTTTATAAAAATTTTCTTTTAACGCTTCCACAATTAAGATTCTTATCCATCTACTTTTTTGTCAACTATTTTTTTATCTAACAGGCTCATCACGGTTTCTTCTAATCATTTTACCGACTCCGCCCACGGTCGCACCGACTCCAGCAACACCTGCTCCTACTCCTCCGCCAACGGCTAATGCTTTGTATGGATTTGCCTTTGCTGTATTCCATAAACCCTTAGCTGCATCACTTCTTACTTGTGATGAATGCCCTTTAACAGCACGATATGCGTTACCCTTCATATTCTTTCCATATAAATTCCAGCTTGGTTTCCCTGCGAAAAGATCTGATTTTGCTCCAGTTGTTACTTTCTTAGCAAGATTACCTACCCTGCCACCTAAGGCAGTACCTTTAGCGGCATTATACATTGTCTTACCCATCTCACCTGTTTGTTTACCAAGTGTACTTGCCCTGCCTGGCATACCCTTAATAAATTTCATAAAGGTATTCAGCTTGCCAGCTCCTTTTAATATCATATCAGCCTCCTCTAATAATCCATTTTATCTTTTTTGAATATTTTTTTGCTATCTATATTAATGCCGGGCACTGCCGACTTTGTACTTTTTACTTTATAATTTATTCCCACATTCGTACCAGGCTTTATAGAAATAGTTTTTGGTGTCTTAATAGTCGGAGCCTTTATATTAGGAATGGACTCCATCCCTGCCTCGGCAGCTCTCTTTATCAATAGTGGACATTTCATATCTACCCCTGTTGAGGTTGTGGTTGTTTTTCACTTTGATTTCTAGATGCCAAGTAATTATTTAGCATAGATCCTGCACCTACCATTGCAGTCCCTACGGCTCTTTGTGGTTGTTCAGCTTTAACTCTATCAGTTTCTAACTTCATCATTTCCATTCTCTTCATATCGGCTTCGCTCTTTCTATTCCTAATTCGCTGACCTAGCTCAGGATAATCTAGTATAAGCCTTCTCACAATTTTATTTTGAAGGTTTTCCTTAGCTATTGTAGGTGCAATGCCAAGAGTTGGAATTCCGGTAAGCCACGGATGTCTTAAAGAAAAGCTATCATCATATCCCTTATTGATCAATCCTCTTACTTGCTCTTCCCGCTCATCTGGCAAATATTCTCCAATGGCGTCCTCAATACGACCTACTCTCATCTTTGCTATTTTAATTATAACATCTGGACATTTCATAATTGACTCCTTAATAATTAGCGATCCTGCCGCCTAATCTATTTATTTTCCCCTGCAGCTTGGGCAGAGCGCTACGCGCCATATCCTTTTTAGATAAAGACATTATTTTAGTATTTAAAATTTTCTTTAGCCCTGCTTCCCTGTTAAGTCCCGATGTAAGATATCTTTTAAGATACCCCTGACTAAGTGCTTCTTTTGTTATCTCTCTTGGACAATTCATATAACCTCGCGTTTATCTACTTTCCAATCTTCTTTTGTAGCACTGTCTAATTTCCAAGTTTTTCCAGTTCCCGGTTTAGGATCTATAGTACCATAAAACTCTGATCTAATATGTAAATCACCATCTTCTATTAATAATTTCATACGTTCTAATGACAGTTTGCTTATAAACATCTCTACCCTATTTTGTAATAATATAAGCATTTTCCCATTATGTATTACATGACTAAGAATTAAATCATGAATAATTATATTCTTTCCAGGGTGTTGCATAGCCTTGCCAATGGCTTCGAGTATTTTCCCATCTGTTTCACCATATAATCTTATCGTATCACCATTTTCATTCTTCACCAACTGCCTCCCTTGGACATTTCATTTTATTTTCCTCGGTTTGGCAACAAACTTACCTCTAGAGAATATATTTAATTTTTTCCCAGTATATAAGTTTTTGCGCCCATAACCAGGATGACTTTTTAGCAGTTGTTCCCATTTTCCCTTATCAACCCCTGCTCCCTCTAATATAAAAGCAGGATTATCCACGTTTAACATCATTCTTGCCATAGCCATATTACTAGCTTCCTTCACTATCATTCTTGGACATTTCATAATTTCTCCTTATCTACCTTTGCAATCGTATCCCAAAGCATAGCAACAACACGAGGCTGTTCTTCCAGTGAATATTTTTCCATATCCATACCTTCGAACCCCATGCCTTGTTTTACCATATCTTCCATGCCTCTTTTAAATAGCCAATTAACCGGCATCTTTAACACTTTGCCTATAACGTCCCTGGACGGCTTATTTGCAAGCATAATTCCGCCGATGGCAGAAGTACCGGGATTCTTAGCAATAAACTTATTAGCATTGCTGATTCGCTCACCTCTTCTAGCTCTATTTATTTGGTGTTGCCCATATACATATGACAAAGGAACTATCCCTAATGTAGACAATGCCAGCGTCTTTATAGGATTCATCTTAATCGCTGTCTTGGGCATCTGATCTCGCTGGTATGCATCATATTCGCTTTCTACTGATCTACCAACTTCGGTCAAAGCCATTGCCCCTGCAACCGAGCCCATTAAAGCAAATTTATTCTTCCACATAGCCTTCATAACATCAACCATGGCCTTACTACCAGTTACCCTTGCCAATCCTAAATATGCGGCAATTGCTAGTAAAGATGTAGGCAATATGTCCCGCGCCGAGCTAGGTGGGTTTAACGGTGTTTGTATAGCATCTGCTTTCTTTATCATTATAATACGAGACACCATAGGTTTACTATGATAAGATTTCTGACCAATAAATGGTTTTAAAAGCTTAATAATGTCATCGGAAATATTCTCTTCACCAATATTATATGGAGAGCGCTCTTCATTCACTATATTTTCAAGACGCATCATCCTGCCTACGTCATTTTCAGTAATGACCTTCCCTTCTCTCTCATATTTGTCAGCAAGATCTTTTTTCCCCTGGATTATAAGCGTTATTCTTTGGAATTCTTTAGGCTTTGGAGACATGCCAAGTCCCATCATTGTAGTTATGATCTTATCTATGTCGTGAGTTGCTAATTCATCAATAACTTCATTAGGGAGGTCTGGTTCTATTTCTCGTAAAACGGGAGTGATATAAGAATTCATGTATTCTTTGATTTGCTTATCATCATCACTTATAACCTCGCCATCAACTTCTTTCTCTATTTCAGCATCCTTATCAGCCTCATTAGTCTTTTCTAGTTTAAGATCTTCTGGATCCGTAATAGTTTCATCTTCACTAGCAACCTTAGCCAGTACAACTGCAGAACGATCTGCAGGGCGTCCGACTGTATCAGGGCTTGTTAGATTACTAATATCAAAGAATGAAGGATACATATTAACCATAAATGCTTTCCGTCCTTCTACATATTCGCCCTTATGAAACTTTATATGATTACAATATCTTTTAGCGGTTGCGGCAATACCCTTAGCCCCTCCATCTTTATTGAGCTCTTTGATATATGAAAGGTCTACGCCATACTTCTTTCCTATATCATGTATTGTCTTCAAATCTTTAGCCTGGGCAATCTTCTCCATATCACTATTGGGGATTGCATAGAACTCTCGCCACCTAGGATGGCAGATAGAGCAGCAGTCGAAAGACACCTTAGTACCCATTGACACCTTAATATCCTTCCCCTTTGCTAAGGCATCCCTTGTCCAATCATCCGTTTCAAGATCATATTCTACGATCAACTCAACCCTTGCCATCTTATTATTAAAGAAAGAGAATACCACCCTGCCGTATGATTTCTTAGGATCTTTATTCTTATGTAGCCTATACCAGTATGCATTTTTTACAAATGTCTTATGTCCGTATTCTTCCGTGTCATTATCAAGAGACTTAGTCGGGAAATAATCACCGTTATTGTTTTGTCCCCAGTTCTCATCAGTCATTGCCGCAATCAATAAGTACCCCTTTCCATTCTTGGGTTCCATGCTTGCAATAAAATCTTTTATCTCTGTAGAAAGCTCTTTATCCGCAGCTTCTTTAAGAAAATTACCCTTCTGGATGAGACTTTCTACTATAGTGTTTTCACTATCTTGCTGTTCAATGTATTTGATCATTCCTGACATTTATAGTCTCCTAATATAATACTTTACCGTGAAACAGTTCTTTTTAATGAGCGATTAACACTCCCATTTAAAAGATTCATACCCTGATCATACGCTTTTCTGTAACTGGTTACTATATGCTCAGGAACTTTCATATCCTTAGGATATCTCTGTATTAAGGCAGCTAGAGCCTCAACCTTATCAGTTGCCTTACGCCCAGCTCTTCCAAGTAGGCCTGGACTCAATGCCTCTTTAATTATTAATCCTGGACATTTCATAAGTCTTCTCCTCTATACTGTGTTCAATGGGAATATTATTCTCAATCCCAATCCGATAATTATTCCTATTGCATCAGCTGTCAAGTCTTTATAGCTCATCCCAGACTTACGGATATCCGATACTTCCTTAAAAATGCCCGCAACACCAGCCGTAACACCCCCAAAAAAGTATGTAATAAACACGCATCCCAGCAAGTGCCACAGCTTATCTATGGTTGTCCACTTATCATTAAACTGAATTATCTTATGCTTCTTGATCCACGCAACAAAACTTATCCATATAACATTTTTCCTCCAAATTATAACCCAAAAAATTTTATACCGGCATAAATGCCATGAAGCCCATTCTTTCCCTTCTTAAAGTTAGAGACAGCCTGTATAGACCATCGTTCATTGAATATCACCTGGGGACCAAGCATAGGATCAAACCTTTCTACCCCACCATTTGCGCCACCGTTAAGCCATACCTGTAGTTTATCTTTCATATCAACCTGTTTAGGCAATTTAACCAGTATAGGATCCAATATCTGCTGATACAACGTCCCGTCCATTAAGAAATCATAATCTTCCGTCATCCAAACATCTACAACTACCTGTTGAGCAGTCATAAATCTTAATGTATCTCCTGTTTCTTCGAATACTATCTCATATGATACCTTAAGAGAATCATCTACACCAAGGGTATCGGTCATCACCCTCGCGATCTGCGTACCCGGTTCTACCGATGTCGAATCAGAAAGCCATATTGTATCCAAGAGAGTTTTAACTATGATATCCGGATTACTCTTTAAAGAATCCCATCTAGTTTTCCAGAATTCAGCTAATATCGTCATACCGCTAAGAGAATCTTTAACTGCTTTTATCTCTGTATCCTTACCGGCTATTACTTCTGACTTGGTATCATTCAGCTTAGCAATGCGTGTAGCTTGCATAATATTGATGCCGACACTACCAACTACTATGGCAAATAATATGAGTATTGCCTTTACTTGTAAGGTCATTATTCTTCCTGCGATTTACCGTGTCTTTCTACAAAACCTTCAATAATGTTATACAATAGTTTAGAGAAAGCGAATAATAGCCCTGCAACAATAATATAGTCCAAAAACCTAGGGATAACTACGTCTGTAGCTCCCCTTTCCCTGTTATACGCACCAAACATATTACTAATCATATGAAATTTGAATACCCAAGAGATAAGAAACGCATATATAAGACTCACCCATCTCTTAAGTTCACTAGGTAGTCCATCAACAAACCAGCTTCTAAACGGCTTTAGTGCTGACCAATCACCCCAACTGTCAGGAATACCCTTGAACATACTGCTTGTGGTTTTAACTAAGGCATATACACAAATAACAAGCACCATAAACATTGTTATATCCATCCTAAATACATCAAACATGCTTGGAACCATAATTACCTCCTAGTGACATTTCCCTTGGGAACACCATCAATATCATGATATGCATCCCAATAAACCAATAAACTATCAAGTGAATACCTATAAAAACGTATGATCAAAAGTTTCATCTCATACTCTACATTAATGTTATTAATCCTTCTCTGGGGATTTAGTAGCCACTCAACGTCCTTAATGAAGTTAGCAACGTGACTAGTATGTGTTTTTTTATAAAAATATTTAATAAACCCTTCTTCCCCTTTCAAGGCAATACTCCAGTCAGTTTTAACCTTAATTATTTTCACCTTCATTTCAGCGCTTATATCTTCAATCTTTAACTTAGAAAGATCTCCATCTAGGATACTGTTAAAAAAATTCCTCATGCCATCAGCTTTTATAATAATTAAATCTGATAAGGGATCTTTATCTCTAGCGCAGCGAATCGCCTCACTTTTTATACCCTTCATCTCATCACCTATCTCTAATTTACCATGTACTACCGAAGTAATCTTAGTATTAAGATCAATCTTCTTATTCATAACCCTCTGGTTTGATAAGATCTTTTCAAGCTGCTTTTCGATGCCACTACTTTTTACCATACAGTGAGACTGTATAGTATTAGTAGCAATGATCTCATATTTATCTTTGGCAGAATTAATTACTGATTTATTGCCAAATATGTTACCAATGGTAAACACAAGTGCAGTCAAAGCTGCAATTATAAATTTATCCCAAAAACTACCCAATGGTACCGCCGCTGCTGCCGCCAAAATTGTCGTTACTATCATTCTTTATTCCTTTCTGTTTTTATTTTGTGATCACCTCATGATCTACCACTTCACGATTATTTGGGCAGCGATTACTGTTGCTTGAGCACCACTTTTAATATTTACGATACTGCCTGCATAATCCATACCGGAAACACAAACCTCTTCAACATATGGAGTATCCATGCCTACCATCCCGGCATAGTAGATAGAATACGTACCATCTACATTACACTTAAATCCCCTTGCTGGATGACTAAAGTTTGCCCCGTCAAAGTCATTAAGATCTGCGCCATAGGCAGGTAAATTCATTGCCACGGCTATTTTTTGCTTTAAGTAATACTTCATCCTCGTCCAATCAAACATCATATATCCTCCGATTATCCTTAAAATTTATTTTTATGTCTATATCTCTACTACCCTAATGTTGCTTATCTCTATCCTATATGTTTTATCGGTGTCTACTGTAAACACTATATCATCCAACACATCTTCACCCCCAGCTGTCTGCTGAGTTATCACCGGCAATATGGCGTTTTCATATTTTACCCACCTGAATACTGGATCAGCGGTAGCATCATATTGCCAAATTTGTACCATAAACGTTTTGTCTATATAACTATATTTATCAAGACCAAGAGCAGTCTTAATATCAGAATCAGCTATTGTGATCTTTACAGTAGGAGTCGTAACGCTTACTACATCATCATATGAATAGACATCAACTTCATCAGTTATCGCTAATACCTTATTCGCCTGCAGAGGCACCGTCCTAAATTCTACTGGGTCATATCCTTGTACAACTGCCCAGTTAGCATCAGTCATTCCAGTATAAGTATCAGCAGGTGAACCGATTTTAATAATATATTGATCATCTCTTTCTGCATTCTCCGCATCTAAGTCATCTGAGTCTAATTCTATATACCAAAGACCATTAGCAATATGACTCATAGTTGCGCTTGCTACCGAGCCGCCAACTAAAGCATCTAACGGGGTGCCGGAGTCCTGGTCATCATCTTCCCACCAATTATAGGGATAGGTGCCAGCTGCTTCCACGGTCAATCTCTTTGCATATATAAGAATGGCTATTTGGGCACCACCATCATTAGTATAGGGATCCCCATCACTATCATAAATCGTTGCATAAAATCTTTTTAACATTTATTCCCCCAGCTTTACAAGTAATGCTTTATATAGATCAGGATCTTCTGTTTTATATATAGCAAGATGAGACTTCCTCTCATCCTCGTCCATTAATTTCAGTTTACCATAGACTTCTTCTGCCATAAGAGACTTAAATTCAGCTATCTTCTCTCTAGATCTATTTGATGCAGCCTTAAGATGAACATCTGTAATGTCTTGTTGTAAATATTTTTCATAGAACGATATCACCTGAGCTCTAAATATTTCTGGAGCCCCGTCATTTAACTGTTGAATAACCTTTTGCTGTTCTTCAGGGCTCTCTTTAAGTCTATACAACTTATAAGCATATAATTTAGCCTGTTCCTGAGTTGCTAGCTGTGCTTTAGCGATCTCCAGCACTTCAGCTACTATTGAAGGATTATTGTCCTTCATAGCGGTTATAATACTAGTCTCCTGCCCTGATTTAGATGACATTATACGGCTAACATAGATATCCACATTACGCTGCTTGATATAATTCTTGACCTTACTATATTTAGTTGCGTCCTCATTCATTAATTCTGCTTCGAATGTTTGCCTTTCAAGAGGATCTGTCATTTGCATCATGCTCTCGCCAATTCTAGATATATCTTCTTCCTCTGTTTCCTTTTCCTTTTGCTTATTTGCTGCAGCAGGATTTTCTTGCTCTAATTGAGCTGCTTCCTGGTCAGACTGCATCATCTGAGCCAGCTGTGAATATTTTTCTTCTTCTGAAAGCTCGCCAAACTCTGCCTTTTGTGCTTCCGGAAGAGACTCATAATATTCATCCATCTCTATCTGTTGCCCTTTTTGTATTAACTGAGCTCGTTGATCTTCTTCCGGCATGCCTTTTAATAGCTCCTGCTCTTCGGGAGACATTGCATCCATTGCTTTTTGAATATAGTTATCTTCAGCACTTGCCTGCTCTTTGGCAGCCATCTCTTCCTGTATTTCTTGCTCCGCATGAGCCTGCTCTTTCATACCTTTTGTTTGTATCTTCATCTGGGCTATCATCATCTTAATCTGGTCTTTAATGCTTCTTTCCATAGTTCTTACTTGTGACTCTTCCTGATTAGATAATAAATCTTTTTGTTGGCCCAAATTCAAGTTAGACATGTACTCCTGAGCACCGATATCCTCTCTCAACATTTTCTTCTTTGCATCTATCTCAGCGGCCATTTCATCAGCCTTAACAGCTCCCATGGCAATGCTGTCCTTAAGGCTTTCCTTACGCTCTACGCTGGCCTGTTCAACTCTGAAATTCATCTTCATTCGAGCACTTTCGATCTCTGCCTCAGTATTTCTCTTATACTCATCTACCAAACGATCCCTAACCGTAGCATCTTCCTCAGGCAACATCTCTTTCTGTGCATCAGCATCGATTCCAAGCTTACCAAAATAAGTATGTTCAGTGATCTCTCGCTTATCCTTGGCGTCCTTCAAGAACGTCATTTCTGCAAGGCCTTCCACGATTCTTGGTGTTTTTATATGGATGCTGATCTTTTCGTCTTCCCCAATCACTTCCTGCAGTTTTTCACTGATATGATCAAGTAATTGCTGAGATCTTGTAGCCATATTCGCAATGGTATTTTCGAGCACTATCGCTGAAACATTCTGGCGCGACCAGGTAGCTCCACCATAAATAAATTCGATAGGAATCCCCAACTCTGCCAACAAATCTTTAGTGGTCATGTCCAATAAAGGCTCTAGCGCAAGCATCTTACCGTTGCCCCAAAAGTCCTTGGAACCCACTTCTATCGGCAATACAGGAATGTACGACTTATCCTTTCTCCACTTCTCAATCTCAGCTCTTACTTTTTGTGAGTGACTGGAAAGAGATAATACCCGGCTTTGGGTATTGGGCATCTGTGTTCCACCACTTCTGTCTATCGGGAACATCATGCGCAACGGAACAAGCATTTCTTCGGCAATAACCGAGTTAGCCTTATGGAATTTTTCCCTTCTAACAAGAGTTCTTAGTGCTCTTGCAAGTGGCGGTATTGGCATACCGTGGATATAGTTCTCGTTAGTCTCAAAAACAAAAGTACTCTTTTCATCTAAAAGAATCTTCATCGCTTTTGAGCTATTACCCGCCTTTAAAAACATTTCCGGAGTTGTACAAAGGATAAAATGATTATTCTGTTGTATAAGCTTCTTTGTGGTTGGAGGAATTTGATAATACCACTGTTTCTCACCAGTAATCTCATTAGTTACGTTAGTGATTTGATATGGAGATCTCACACTAATCTTTAGCTTATCTCCACCACCATTTCTCTGGTCTATTGCTTCAAATTCCCTTAATAGATTATAAGAATCACATTCTTCATTTGTACACTTATATTTGAATTTACCATTAACATATTTATATTTAGGCTCTCCATGTCCAGCTAGGTCTTCTAATAGATATTTGGTCTCACAAGTCTTGCATGTTATAATCTTCCTTGTTGGAGACATAACTGATACTACTGCCAAGCCTAATTTTAGTCCATTAATATTTGAGCTTTTAATCTTTTGATGAACTTCCATCTTTCTTAAAAGCCTATTAATTTTTTTGCGTGTCTCAGATTTCTTTGCAACGACATATATCCCGGATAGTGGGAACTCTGCCAGTTTATCAATAGCCGTACCAACTATAGTGAATGTATAGAAATATTCACATAGCCGGTATAGCTTTTGGATATCATTCTTTTCTACTTTATATCTTGCTAGGCTTGATACATCTGTTGCCCCATCTAGGAACAACTTAGACCCAGCACTTAAAATCAAACTATTTTCATCAGCCAATGGTAACTCCTACTGGACGGTTATTTTTACTTTGGCGTTAATTTACTAACGATATCAAGAGCCTTCATAGCTTTATTGCCAGGACCGCTATCTTCCTTTATTTTCTTAGCACTTAAAAGATTACCAACAGTAGATGATTCTAACGTATCCCATTCTTTATTGTGCAACATTACCTGCGCTAAATAGTAAGGCGTTTTAGCTAAGCTTGGATCTATGGTAAGTATGTCACCTAGTATTTTATCAAACTTTTCTGATTCTATTTTTGCTAATTCTGGATATCCCTCAAGCAATTTCTTCTTAGCTTTCTTTTTATCAATTGCCTCTTCCACCGTAAGTCCACCATATACACCAGTAGCTACTAATAATGGCAATAATGCATGATTTAATGCCGGCTTTATTACATCCTGCCAAGCACCTTGTGACTCCCTGCTAACGTCAGGCATATTTATAATTATGTTACCTGCGCTTCTCGCTGCTCTTGACCCCGGTATTCTAGAAGGAAAATATGCCAATTTGCTACGGCTAAGATTAAGTAAGTGTTGTTTTGACGACACCTTTACTCTTTTCTGCAGTGGATCTATTAAGTATTCACCGCCAGCTTCTTTAAGCATTCTCATTAATTTTGCATTCATATAAGCAAATTTAACAGCATTAAAATTGGCATCCATTAATTTTTCAGCCTGCTTAGATAATTCAGTATCTTCAACTTCCCTATCTTCAAACTCGCCTGGAATTTCAAACTGTGATTCCTGAGGGATAACGCCTTCATCCTTAAGTTTCTCTACAATGATCGGAAAATCTTTATCTAAGGCGGGCTTATTTGTCTCTCCCCATGTTTTAGCCAATACTTCATAAACATTATCAAGCGTTTCTCCTTCCTGCAATAATTCCTTAATAGTGTTATAAATATTAGTGTAAGTATCTTGCTGTTCCTGATACGCCCCGTTAAGATTATCCACTACTTCTTCTGCAGCTGTCTTTAGTATGCCCCTCTCGTGATACTTAGAGTTCATATACTTCTGACCAAGCTCTGACGCTGTTTTCTCAGCAAGAGAAGTACTCATAGCCGGGATAATGAATTCCATGTCAGCCTCTATTACCGCAACCTTTTTAATGGTGTCACTGACATTTTTTACCTGTTCTGCAGCTTCCAGGTGCTTAGCGGCATCAAACGTTGTCATTTTATCCTCTGCCCGCTTTTCTTCCCACTCCGTGTGGTTAATTTTGTGACATACCGATTCTATTTCATCGGGATTTAACATATTGCTCTTTGCTACCTTTACTAAAGCTTCTGTTAGACCACAAGGGGCAGCATGAGCATATTGTAATGCTTCCTTTGCCAATCCTTCTATCTGCAATGACTTTCTATTGTCCCCAAACATACCCCTACCTCCATGCCTTTATAGGTTTTTTATTAATTTAGCGGATGAGAGTTGTTTATATTTTTCACTTTTATCAATGTCCTTACGTTTCATTATTGCCATTGCCTTAGGAACATTATGAAAATGAAATTTCTTCCCATCTAAACTTGTTTGAACCCATTCTCCGTCTTTAGCGGTTTTAATGTTTGTGAAATTATCAAAATCTTCCAGAGCATCCTCGGCTACTTTCACATTACCCGTCTCAAGTCCCCTTTCCATACTCTCTACCGCAATAGTGCCAATAACGTCATCCATCTGTGCTTCTTTCTCCATATTATCAGCTGCAACCTTACTCAATTTTCTAATTTTCTCTAGTACCATTTCAGTACCTCCTTTATTAATTAAGCCTTAATACATTTCTATAATAGAAAAGTATTTTCATATTTTTTTTGTCAATAACTTTATTTGCTTATCCATGGGAATCTGTCAGTTTCTCCCTGGAACCAGATTTTTGCCAGGAGAAGATAAGTAAGATTTTGCAACCAATCATCGGGTAATGTCTTTCCATAACGCAATGTACGCTTTACTGGGTCATTATACCTAAACACAGTAGTTAGATCATGCACAAATTCTGATGTTTCTCCAGTAAACTTTGCAAACTCAAATTCTCCATTAGTTATACCATCAATGCATTCTGTCATTGCTACGGTTCTTGGAGCTAACCATTTGTCACCTTCTGCACTATATACATACTTATCACCCATATCACCTAGGTATTGTATTTCCATTACCCTATCTGAGCCAAGTATTGCTTTCAACCTTTGGTTTTCTTTGTGCCCAGCACCATAATCACAACCTAATATTTTTACTTTTGCAGCATTGCACCATTTAGCTATATCATTAACTACTGAATCAGGATCATCAGTATTAAATCCTTCCATGTCATAATATTTTCTACGGAACAAAATATCTATACGGTTAGTTACCATATTGAGCTGGCCTATAGTAAGCATTGTATATGATTTTATAGTTACTGTACCGCCTCCACGTGGTGACGTTTCCATAGCCCAGTCCAGTCCAGCAAATGCAGGCCAATGAGAAACCCGCATTTCCTTCAGATCTTCTATTGTGTTGGCATAAGACCTATCCGGATTGCACATAGTTGCTATCAGCTTATTTGTTAATGGATGGGTACTGTCAGCATAAGATACTCCTATGATCTCATTATAGACAGTAACAATAGGGTCTGTTTTCATTCTATATAATATCTCTTTCCATGATGTTGCACCAGGAGCTGAAGGATCTACCATAAGCTCATTTATATGATACCCACCCATTGGCTTATCTGGGAATGACTCAACCCATTCGCCGTCTCTTGCATACAGTCTGCTGCCACATTTTATGCAGATCAAACCCTTAAGACCTATGTGGGTTATTTTTTTCTCGGTTCCATCCCCACCAAGCGGTCCATTCCAATGATTGCAATGAGTACACTTTACCATCCATTCATTCATTGAGCTTCCCTGCCATAATGTTTCAAGCGGATTATCTGGTGATTTAGGTGTTCCTGAGTATATAACAAATTTATATGGTGAACGTCTCGAAGAGTTCAAAACAATAACCGTATTCTCTATAGGAATGTCTTGGATCTCGTCGAAGATGCAGCAATCACTGGCCACCCCACGAATCGAAAGTACTGATGCATATATGTTTGCGAGTATGATACGTGACCCAGTTGTAACGGCCATTTTTTTCACTTGCCGCTCAGTTTTCTTGTGATCATAGAGCCATTTTTCCATCACCATAGACTCACCCATAAATCGCTTCATGATATCCACAGAGAATTGACTTATCTGCTTATCTGTTGGTTGGCATATTATAGTTGAGAAATTCTTATACATCATACTAAAGATGCCGCCAATCCCACCAACCGTTACTGACTTACCCACCTGTCGTGAACATTTGAATACAAGCTTCCTACTTACCTGGTCTATAGTATTAGATAACCTCTGATCATCCAGTACCGCTATCCAGAAAGGAAATGCATCGAATGAATAAGGATTACCCTTAAACATTAATAGGGACTGTACCTTATCAGATAGGCTGTATGTATTAGATAAACTACCTTTTGGTAACATCTATAGCCTCATCTTGTATGTGTTCTCTATCTGCTATCTCTTCTTTCCTGATATCATCTAATGTTTTACGCTTGCTATAAACATTATCCATCCTTTGTACAATCCTCATTACTTCATTGATGTCTTCCTGTGGTCCACCTTTTCTAAGCAAGTCCTCTCTGATCATATTGTTGATGAACTGCCACTGCTGTGATACCCATTGTGGTATAGCAAGACCACTCTTTTGGAATGTCTGGTACATCTCTTTCGTTAGCATACCTAGTATTTGTCTATAGATGTATTCAGATTCTACTTCCGTCATGTATCCAAGCATGTAGATTGTTTGGACAGATGATTTATCTATCAAGAACCTGTGCATCTCATAAGATCTATTTCTAGTATCGATCAGTAAATATTCTGCTATATCGGCCCGACTATAGTTTTCATTTCTCTGCGTTGACCATGATACGTTCCAAAAATAATAGTAATAATTCTTCAACATCTGATATCCATATTTTTCTCGATGAGAAGACCTAGCTGTATTCCATGCCATTCTAATTTGATGCAATGGCACACCAGTCATTAAGCCACACTCAAACCACTGTCTCGCTTGATATATCTCATGTACCTGCAGAAGCTTCATTATACAGTTCTTTGGGTTTTTCTTAAACTTCCCTAATTCTTCTAGATAGTCATAATATGATTGTGGTATTTCAGTGTTGACATAATAAGTAATAAACCCTATAAACTCTTCTTTGTGTGGATAGAAAGTATCCATTACCGTTTCTTTAAATACCCACGGTGTTTTATTAACCAATGCTTTTGCATTACCTTCTCTCATTTTCTTGCCATCAGGGAAGCTAATGCACTTATCTATTTCAGCCTGTATGTCTATTTCCGGCACAACATTCAGGTTAGCATTATTAATAATTACTGTTATATCAGGAATACTGAGCCCTGAATAAATCAGGGCTCTTAAAAAATTCCTATAAGGAACGCATTTCATTTACTCAGCTCCTGAGTCGTTACCTCTTATCTCATTTAATAACTTTGTCAGGGCTTTGATTGATCTCATCAATATATTCTCAGGTATATCATTTTTACCCATTCTGGATAATAATAATAGCTGTCCTATCTTATCAATTAAATCTTCTACTCCATACTCTATGTCACTAGTTTCACCAATATTATCGTTATCTACATATTCTAGTCCAATAAGATCGTCTACTAATGATTCTAGCTCTGCTGCTTTAAACATACGCTTGCTATTTGCTGCAGCCTTAGAGTATTTTACAACGTCTTCATTCTTCAATAATACATAAGCAAGCTTCATCCACTCACCTCTGTATTCTTTTAAGGATTCTATGGACGGATACTCCTTAAGTTCTGGCTCAGATGCCTTCTTAGTTATAAGATAACCCTTACCCTTTTGCAAATCTTCAGATACTATGTCATCTCTTCCCATGAAATGTTGCACATATAAGTCTGCTGCTGTCTTGCTTACTTCTGATACCACTATAGGATCCTTTTCTTCTTCCTTGATCGCGATATCAACCTTAGTTGGATTATAGTTACTAGTGGTAAGAATCAGCTCTTTGTCATACTTACCGAACTCATCCTTGAAGTAGCTACCATAATAATCTTTTGGCTTAACAGGTTCTTCCCTCTTTCCAGGCAATAGCATCGTTCTATATTGTGCAGGGATCATCCATAGCGGGTGACCTGTATCAGATACAGCCTTATACTTATTCCTTTGCATCTTGTCTTTCTTCGCCTTAAGTGGACGATCAACTTGGCATCCAAGCCACAAGGATAGAACCATTTTAGATGCGTATGACTCAACATCTATGATAGTAATAACTTCTCTTTTCTCGCCCAATGCATAACTTTCTGCTTTGAGTATCTTATAAGGAGAAGATATCCTTCCACCATCAGCATAAAATATGATATCCCTTCCGAAATGTTCCTGAAGGTCATCTATATCTTCAAGACAAACCCAAGTCCCATCTCTTCCGGCATCTGGCACATCGAATTCGTCATGCTTTATACCATACATCTTGCCAAACATCCATCCAGACTTTTTCTTAGGCTCATTGTCCCCATCAACATCCGGAGTTATGCCTCCGCCACCACTTTGAGCTTCCATTTTGGGTTCGTTGCCAACTGGCATTGTATCAACGATTGTTAATGGCTTTATGTTTCTTTGTGCAGTATTCTCTATTGTGAAAATGTTAGTGAACACAGGAACCCTTACGATAGATTCCTTAAATGATATATCATATTCGCCCGGCTCTTCGATAGACTTTATCTTTGGAGGCTCAACACTTTTAGGGTTAAATGAGACAAACTCTGCCTCTTTAACTACCTTATTATTAAATTCTTTTAGTTGCGACTCTGGGACATCTTCTAAGTATTCATGCTTTAGTTCACCACCTACTTTCTTCAGCACAACGCAGCGATAATGATAAGGATTTTCTTCCATTTCCTGTGATGCAACCTTGATGATATCCTCTCTATCATATATCGAATTTGCGCACTTAATATAGCGTTTAATCTTATCGGAAAACACGCTGTCAGCCTTGTATAAAGAGTCATAATAGCTAGCAACTTTCTCTGATAATTCCTTTGCACCCTTGAAGTACATCGGGTTGCCATCTTCATCTGCATCAGTTGTTTCGAATAAACTTGTGATGAATTCCGTTTGATCCGTGATGTCGTCTTCTTCCGGATTCTCAGTCATCACGCCGTCTTCCTGCCCTCTTAATCCAAGGCTCTTGATCATCCCCATATCGATGGGAATAACACGCTTTCCAGCCAGTGCTATGTCCGGTTCCTTGAGCTTGAATTCCTCAATAAAAATAGGTATAGTAAACGCAATATTGCCATCTCTATACTCTGCACTTCCCACAGCATTCCCAACCTCTGGATCCTTAGCCTGGAAATTTACAGGTCTTATCCCTGACGATAGTTCTGGATATTTATCAATTAGGTATTCGTTGACTAATGAAGACCACTTACTTGCGTCCTTCGCTTCAACACTTAACAGTGCGACTTTGACATTTTCAAACGGCTTTACTTCCTTAAATAACTTACTCATGACCTCTCCTTTGGAATTTTAGTTTAAATTCTATGTTACAATCCACTTACTGTACTTATACTTCTTTTTTCAGATCCCTTTTTTCTATCCTTCTTAAATTCTTTATCTCACCCTTGCGAGACATATTGCGCCCAGTTAAGCCACCAACAACGGTTCCAGTGGCTAACATTGGTGCCATGGTACCCAATGCTAAGAGTGGGTTTTTCCTAAACATTAAGGCATTAAGTAGACCTCCACCCATAAAGCCAAGAGCAGCACCTCCTGCTCCACCACGATGACCAGCCCTGTTAACACGTTCAGTAGCCTCTATTTGGTCCAGCGGTGAATTTTCATATGCTATCTTTACGATCATATTTGGACATCTCATTATTTCTCCTTTTATCCTAAATTAATTACATCTATCCCCATATATTGCTTTTGCCAAGATTCCCAATCCTAACCCGCCACCAACATAACGTAGGTTTTTAAACCCATCTCTGATGATTTTTTGGGCCATTGGGCTCAAGGCTACTTTATTGAAATTAGCTGTATCCAACATATAGCTCCTATAGTACCTTCATTGGATTTTTTGTTACTGCCTTTAACGATGTTTTTAACGGATTCTTAAGGCTATTGGCATACATTAGATTGAACCCAGTTTTAAGCGGCTTCTTAATCATGCTTTTGCCAAGACCTATTATTGCCTTGCCAACAAATGCCTGCTTTAAGATCACCTTTGGACAATTCATAACCTCTCCTAGTCTATATACTTATCTTCTTCTTTAACCTTGCGTTGCCCTCCACGAACTTGCATTTTTCTTGATGCAAGCCAATCACCAAGAAAGGGTACCATAGTACCCATTAAATTTCTACCAACATATTGATTCACATCTGTAGGTTTTACCCCCGTATTTTTTTCAGTTTTCCTTAAAGATGTAACATCCCCAGCAATTGACCCAGAAACTCCCCCTATATATCCACCTGCTGCTGCTCCTATACCTGTTCCTACCCTACCACCAACCAATCTACCAATACCTGCACCTATACCTACCCCTGCGCCTCCACCAGCCGCTCCACCAACTGTGGTTCCTATCATCCTATTCGCAAGTTCTTTAATATAATTATCAACTGATTGGTAATCATCTCCCGATGTATTAAATGGGGTAATCCCCACCTCAGCTATCTTTACGATCATATTTGGACATCTCATAATCATTTTCTCCTTTATTATTTAGTCCATCTCGGCATTATGTCTAACGATACATCTTGTATGCCAAGACGTGCTCTGTTTAATATTTCTTCTAACTGTTTATCACTGGTTACTCCACCTTTATGAAGCAAATCATATATCCCGTCCAACGCAGTCCTGTGTACATCCCTGTTAAATAACCCGAGTGTTTTATCCCCAGTCATATTACGTATCTGTTTACCAAGAGCTGAAGCATCGTGCAATAACTCCGGATGTGACGTAAATAACTGTGCTAAACCGTATGTGCTATATGTCTGCCCTGGGCTACCTATAAATGTAGAGCCATGTCTAGCCTCAAACGTCCTAACCCCATCACCAAGATCTCTTATCCCCCTTGTGTCACTTAGGGTACGACCAAAAGGAGCCAGCTGCAGCCTTTTCTTAGAACCCCCAACTGTATATTGATTCAAGATAGGTGCCAATATAGATGCATTAAATATATCAGATTTTTTTAACTGTGTTGTTGACAAACTGTTCCCAAACTGATCTACTAATTCTCCTGGGTTTAATCCTACATGGATATGCCCCCCATGACCAGCCATACTGCCCCTAATCCTTGCCATTGCAGTAACGGTGTCTCCCGGTTTCAAATATTTATTTTTAATCCCAATTAATAAATCTCTTATTTTATCTACTCCCTCTTCTGGAAGCACAGATGGGTATGGGTTAAGTTCTACTCCTAGTATTGTACTATCGCCAGTTAGTCTGCCAATATCATCCTTATGCTTAAATACACTTTGTGAAATTGTACCGCCTTTGCGAACCGTGGGGCCTGAACGATAAACCAATCCTGGTATTTTATGTGGTTTATACAGCTTAAATTTACCTAATATATTTTTGGCTCTTACCACACTTGACTCAGGGTCAGAACCAAAAGTGCGAAGCGCACCGCCTAAATCTGGTATTTTTTTTATAGCTCGTGATAAGTTCGTAGCTGTTTTCCCAAAAGGTGCTATACTATACGGTCTAAATCCTATGTCTCTACCAACTCGACCCATTGCCTTTGTAGTGCCAAATTGTAATAAGCCTATTGCAGATGGGGATAGTACCCCTGCTACCGCTCCAATGCCGCCTCCGATTAATTGAGACTTTAAAATTTCTTTTTTTTCTTTCTTACTCAAACTTTGCAGATAATAATTCTTTTTAAGCGATCTAGTGCCATCTTTTTTATTTTTCTCAAGATAGTCATTATATAATTTATCTGTCTTAGTAACGCCGCCTATCGCTCCACCCGTAAATAAGCCCATCGCACCTAGATTTGCCAATATAGATGGGTCTATTGATAATTTATCCATTCCCACGTCTGTAGGGTTAAGCGTATGCACACAATTACCAGTAATCACTGCAGGACATTTCATTTCCGCTCCTAACAACATTATTTAATGCTACTCTTTTAACAACGTGATATTAATAATTAACAATAACTTCTGTCAATGATTTATTAATTAAGCCATATTAATATCTTCAAGCAATTTTTTATATAATTCGTTCCACATATCTGCAACCACCCTGTAGCTATGGAAATTATCACAAAATTCTTTTGTTTTTTGCGATATCTTTTCTAAGTTTGAATCTAACAATTTCCTAAACGCCCTATAGCATGATATCTGATTATTTGAGTGAAACATTGCCATCGGGTGTTTTTCGTTAATTTTTCCGCCAGACTGTTTCATTGCATCTCTGCTTACATGGCAGATTGTGGGTATTCCAAATTGCATCGCTTCTAATGCTGAATTACCATAAAATCCTGGTCCTGTCTGATCAAAGAATATATGAGCACTTTTCTTAATCTCTACACATCTTTCGAAAGGTAACCCACATATTACATTTACTTTAATATTATATCCATCTTTCCTTAATTCCTCTATTACAGGCAGAAATATACTATCCGTCCCCTTTTTCCCCCTATTTGATGGTGAATGCGCAATTACTATTTGTCCATTAGGTGGAGTAAAAGTGTTTTCTTGGCTTTCACTATCGATAGCCTGTTGTGTATAAATACCATCATAGCCATCATAGTTTAATTCTGCTGTTAGGGCAGTACGTAAGTCAGATCCCATATAATGCTCAAATCCATGCCACGCCTTAGCAATGTTAGATTTCACATCATGCCTTCTGAAGCCACTCCCTCCTACCGTTACAATTATTTTTTTATCTTTTGCTATTTTTATGTATTTTTTCCACATGTGAACAGGTGGTTCATCACCTTTAAAGTGTACTATGTCACAATCATCAACTAATCTCTGTATTCTTTTTAACGACAATGCAATATCATGCTGACTCCTTCTATCTTCACTTCTTGTAATTCTATGTCTAGGTTTTTTTGCATATCTTCTTTTAACCCTGCTCGGTATCATATTTGCTAATACATAATCAGAACCTCTTTTTGCCACTTTCTCAGTTATTAACTTTATTTTATATTCTGGATAATATCTCGTTACTGCTTCTTTTATCCTCTTTCCTGATCCTGCATAATCTGCTGTACTCAATATTACTATTTTAACCATTAGATCTCCTGTAGTCACCAATAACGTCCCTAATTGCCCTATCCAGTCTATCTGCAGCTTCTTCATATGTAAATACATACTCATTAGAATTTTTATATTTTAATAACTTATGGCACTTCGCTATTATGTCTTCACGGCTAAAATCTGTGAACTCTATACATTTTTTACCCTCTCCCCATTGCATCAGGGCATCATACTTACCCGATAATACTGGTATGTTTGCAGATAAATAGTCATTAAGCTTATTAGGCAACGCAGTATTGGCCACACCATCATGATTAATAACTATTACCCCTATGTCATATTCTGAGAGCTCTGACGTTAAATCATAAGGAGATACGGAATCATGAACATATATACCAGCATCTTTATAAATATCACATTTACTAACTGAGGAAGGCAATATGTGAACATTGATAAAGTCTATGGAGGATAATTTCTTTAATTTATCCAATATATTTCTATGATGATTTTCAAGATAGGTTATCGTTCCATCATAGACTATATTTATACAGCCATTGCCTATCTTTGGTAAAGTATGTTTTGGTAAAAAATCTGCGTGAATACCATTCTCAAATACACAAGTCGGCGCTATCCCCATACTCTTAGCTATCTCTTCTTGCTGATTACTAACAAAGACACATAGATCAGCGGCATTCATATGTTCAATTTCTCTTGGCTTATTCTCATTTATGCTTTTTATATCCCCTACTGCTTGTATTATTGGACATCCAACCTTCTCATAAGCTATAGTCTTTAATCCTGGGTTAAATATTATACAGCAATCGTATTCTCCGTAATTCTTACGGTCCGTAACGTTAATAATGTTAAATTGCTCCCAATTAAGCCCCGATACCGGCTCCCTTGTATACCCAATAGTAACTATATGCCCCAAGCTAATTAACGTTCTAGCCCATTTATATAATCTTATGGCTGGTCTATATTGTATTAATATAATCTTCATAGAGTATTCTTCATCTGTTCTACTCTGCGGGATTCAAACATCCTTATGTTCATCAACATTTTATTTGTAAAAAACAAAGCCTTAGGTGTTCTCCATGTTTCCCCATACCATGTTTCAAGACATAGTTCATACCTATTTGGCACTAAAAATTTATGCCCTGCAATCTCACCTTCCCTTTTTAATGGGAATATCCAGTCCTTAGGTAAAGAGGTATAATATCTAGCTACAGTATTAGGCCCTATAACATATACTCTTGGGAAATAGTTATATATACACTGATGCTCAGGATTACTTGGATCCTCAAATGAAAGATACACATCATAAAACATATTCTTAAGATCTTCAGGTGGTTTTGCAGTATATATAGTAAAACGTAATTGTCCCCACAAATCTGCTGGTCTTAGATTGGTAATTTGCCTGTGATTAGGCATTTTCGCATATACGCCATCAATTTCTTTCTTTAGGGTCTCATAATCATTATTTTTAGACCTTGAAACAATAGCAACATCAATATCCTTATCATGAAGTATTAAATTTTTTTCCCGTATCCCGGCTAAGAGTCCTCCATATGTCAAAAACATGTCATACCCTAGTTCATTAAGCTTCTCCTCTAATGCAACAAGGTTATTAACATATACTTGCCTTTCATCATCCGTTAATTGCTTAAACTTGAATTTTTCCCTTTTTTTCTTATTATTCTCATTCACTAGCATTCTCTTCTCCTGTTATAGTCATTTCCTCTAATCTATCAACGATATCACCCGGTATATACTTTCTCATATCCCACTCATATTCTTTGAATGGTCTAATCCTCATTGTTATCTTTTTAGCTCTTGCTTTACTTATATTATTAAACCCATTGCTATCAAAGCCTTCAAGCAAACAACGCCCGTACAAAAGTTCCACTATCATAGGATCTGTTTGTTTAAAAAGCCAGTAATCTACAGAAGATTTTATATTATCTCCTCTTGGTATTTTATGGAGAATACTGGTAGAGATAGCCATATTTAAACTGCATGGATGGTTAGTTGTAATATTTTTCTCATAGAACATCGCATGATCACCGGATAAGATATCATAGAATATCCCCTGTCTAGCCTGTACCCAATCAGCGCCCATAGAGAATAATTCATGGCTCTCCACCAACCTATATGGATAGTCGTAACAATCAGCTGCCTGTGGCAAAAAACCAATAGAGGTTTCACTCACCATCTGAGCTAACCTATGCCATTTTTCGCTTAACGGTTCCCATTTACTTAGCCCAATATACTCTATTCTTTTACAGCCTACTTCTTCTAATCGTTTCGCATAAGCCTTGATCCGTTCAGAGCCAAAAGAATTATCTATCATCTCTTCTGCTATTAACAGTTCCCACTCGAAGTCTATGCCTTTCTGTCTGCATAAACCTTCAAATGCAAGCCAAGCTATCTTATCGCTGTTATACATAGGTAATGCTACGCTTAACTTAACCATATAGATCCTCATTATATTTAATAATATTTTCTAGTCTTCTTATGAGGTATTTCTTTGTATAAAAGTCTTCCGGGCACATTATCCAAGTTTTAGTTTGAAGCTTTGGTATCTTTGGGAATAACTCTCTACAAATCTCGCACATAATTTTATGTTGATCCTCCGGCTCTTTCGAATAGCATTTCCACCCGAAACATCCGATCATCCTTTCATCATTAATAATATTCTTTATTATCCTCTTGATTACAACAACACCGGTAAGACCAACCTTGATGTATTCCCTCATTTTGTTATTAATAAGTTTCTAATAAGTCACGAGTTTTGAGGTTACCAAAACAATATGAGCACATATCCCTTTTGAATGGATCCATGTTCTCAAATTTCTTTAAAAATTCAGGTCCAAGCTTTGATACCTGAGACTTAAATTTTATCGGTTTCCATCCCTTTAAGTCTATCATATGATTTTGAAATGTACATAATGTTATTTTGTTACCATACATGCCAAAAGCCTTACATCCGCAATCTGCAGGTAAGCTATCAGGGATAGGCTCATCGGGGATAGCGTAGAATATCTCTCTATCTAATATAACAACATTGGGAATCTTCTCTTTTACTATTAGGTCTATATTCTTTTGGTTATTATCATACTTAGAAACAATGACTTTAGTGAGTAGTCCACATATCTTCTTAAATTCAGGTAAATACTCTTCGTCAACTCTTAAAGCATTAGTATACATAACTATCTCTGGAGTAATCCCGGATTCCTTCAGCATAATTATAGCTTCGTGTAGAATAGTCCATAACAAAGGCTCTCCCCCAGAAAGCACTATCCTCTTAAACTGATATCCGCTCGATAAACTATATTCTATCAAGTCTTCCATATCAGATAAACTTGTTTCCCAGCCTTTATGATTTTCCATCCAAGGTATTACCGGACAAAACGTACACCTATTCTGGCAAGCTGCGGTTGTTTTAATGGATAACCTCATTTCTTGAATCATCTTTGTCCCCTTATAACAATTTATTTAAGTATCTATTTCTATTCATTTTATTAATTATATATGGAGATATTTCCGAGCTACCATATGCTTTAGACACGATACCCGGGTATTTATTGATCATTTTTTTACTGGCTACTCCGCCGTTCTGAAGGAACCACTTAAGGGGAGGTCTTATAATTTGATTCTTAAAAGCCGGTGCAGTAAACGATGGGACTCCACTTGTGCCAGGTACTGCCAACAGCGGCAGTTCAAAAGGTAAAGCCTCTACGTTATTCCGTGCTATATGAAGCAAATTCTTAGTTGGCTTGGTCTTACGCATTCCTTTATATACCCCGGCAACACTATTCCTAATCCCTGCCCATCCTTTTGGTATTAGTTCTCCTGCAGTTATTGCTACCTTAATAGATTGTCCTTTTACTGGCTTCTTAGTATTTCCCTTCTTTGCCCATTCCTTGAACTGATCAACAGTAAGATAGCTTATCGCTCCAAGCCCTGTCCATCCTTTCTCATAGTTAGCAAGATAGGTTTTCTTAGCCTCTTCTTCAGTTAAGGCTCCGATAACACACTTATGCTCATCGAATTTGCCTTTAAACATCTGGTCTATTACAAAGACTATCTGGCTTTCCGGATGGTCACCAATGAAGATGTCTATTTTATCTCCATCTTTAGCATCCTGCGCATTTGATATATAGCCATAGCCATACTTCATTTCAATAGACCATTTCTTGCCATTATCGGCTGTTCCTGACCTGATTGACCCCTTGGGATTTTCTATCTTTATATTAAGCCCATTCCACTTAAATGATCCTTTCTTGTAGTTTTCTGCATTGATCTGAGCTTCTGTAGGATTAATATTTGTATCTTTACGTGCTTTCTGGATATCAGACTTTAATCCTGATAACTTAATGATCATTCTTGGACATTTCATGATTTTATCCTACTAAGTCCTCTAATCATTCCGCCAAGCGCAGCGCCTCTTCCAGTTGCCCAAACCATACCCCTTACATCGTTTTTAAGATAACTTTTAGGAGTTGTATCTGGC